ATCAGATAAAAAGATTATATCACTAGGAGGATTATTTGTAAACAATTTCTTTCTCTTCTTACCCTCTAAAAATGTAATACGTAAAAACATTGCAGTATAGTCATATTCAGATATGAATTTCTCTGCTAGTTTTCTTGGTAAATCTTTGTGATAAGGAGGATTTGTCACAACACCATCTGCAAATTGCGGTTGCAGTTCCATTGCATCATAAGGTGTGTGGACTTCAGTCAAGCAATTATCATAAGAGTTTAAATCATAACTAGTTACGCTGTGACCCATTCTTTGAAGTTGCTTAGATATATTACCACGGCCAGCACAAGGCTCAACAATATTTTTTGGCGGTTTACAATACTTTCCTAGAACGAATGTTGCCAAAGGAGGTGTTGGATAAAAATCATTCTGTCTTCTATTAGCATCGTCCTTTTTTACTCCGGTGTAAATATCAGTTAAATTAGTTGCCATCGATACTACATTCTAATTTCAATAATGTCATTCCAAAACTCTTTCTTCTTTTTTCCGTGTATTATCAAATGCAATCTTTCTTCGTCAGATTTATTTTCGACCCAATGAGAATAGTGTACATTCAAAACAAATGCTGCACCTTTATGGTATGGTACTTCTTCTCCATTCAGAATGAACTTACTTCCATTAGGATATGAAATTGACATATTAAGAGTATCTAGCCAATTGTGTTCTGGAACATCGCTGTGTTCAGCAATATATCCCTCAGGTTTTATAACTAAAAATCTAACGTCATCTAGTCTATCATATGGTAATGATTTGATGAACTCTACGGTCTTAGTACATTTTAATCCTACCTCTGTAATATTGTCTTTAATGAATAAAGATGCTGCAAACCAGTCCTTATGACCATCTTGCGGTCTATTGATAACTAATTCTTCTTTGACTGATAGGTATTCTTGTTCTATATCGTAACAAGGAATATCGAAATTCATCTTTACCCATTGAGCATCGCTATTTCGGTGCATTAAACCAATTCTTCTTCTTTCAAGCCATAGATATCTACACCAGCTTCCATTAGCATCGGCCTAGATTGCTTATTCCACATATCAGTCCATGTTTCGGGGGTAGAGTCTGAAGGTAACATTATCCAGAGAGATTTTACACCAGCTTGAATAACACATTTAGTACAGTCTGAACAGACCGGTAATCCATAAACATAAAGAGTTGCTCCTTTTAATGATACGCCATTATATAAAGCATTCATCAAAGCATTCATTTCTGCATGAACAATACGAGGATATTTCTCAGCTCTGTTATTTAATCTATCATCAGTATCAGCAATACCCTTTGGAAACCCGTTATATCCTGTCGCTAGAATATTTCTTTCATCGTTTACTGCTACAGCACCGATTTTACTAGAAGGGTCCTTACTCCACGTAGAAACCATTTTGGCCATATTCATAAAACGAATTGGCCATTTAGTTGTACTAGGATCTAAGAAACTATCTACGGGGTATTGTTTGTACATTCTTTTCATATATTGATCGTATGGTTCGTAATCATCAATCATCGGATATCATCCTTGTTTCCATTTTTTCTTTTATATCGTAAACTTTTTCTTTCTCAATAATAGATATTATGAGCTTTGTTAAGTCTAGGTCCTTTTGTAAGAACATCATTTTCTGTCGAATTTTTTTAATTTCACCTTCGTAAAATTCTATTTCTTTTTCTTTACGAAGTTTGGTTTCTAGTATGTCTGTAATTTTTATTAGTTTGCTCACGTTTACTCCACTAAATTAAAGTGACGCTCGTACACGTGCAAGTTCATTACTTGCCAAGTAAGATCACCTTTTGTAAGGTTATGTCCTTCTTCATTTAGATTATCAATAGCTCTATCCATAAGGTGTTGAGCCCACGCATAATCATTCTTGTAACCAAAGACTACATCGTTTGAACGCATTTGTGATACCATATGCAACTTATTATCGCGAATATAGAACGTTTGCGCATTAGTACAAATGAAATCTGATTTACCATTCTCGTTGTATTCAACCCAAATAGATGGACGATTATAAACCATCTGAGCACGACGGCTATCTGGATTAGCAATCAACTCTTCAATTGCACTATAATATTGATTATAAAACTTTGGAGAGTCTACAAGATGTCCGTAGTTTGAATTGATTTCACCGTTTTCATTAGCAGCATATTGCCAAGCAGCAGGCGGATCTTTATCTAAACCATGAATATCCATAATATTAGTAGAACCGCTTTCATACCAAGCTAGCTCTGCATCAATATAAGATTTAACAGGTGTGCCAAAGATAGCTGGTTCATCAGCAATAAATGATGCACCTAACATTTCAATTGTTTTAGCACCGGTTTTGTCGATGGTAAAATTCTTATCGCTTAGTTCGTTAAAGAAGTATTCACGAATATTACTTACATTATTTTGTTTCATATCTATCATCCATATCTTTGCCTTCATCATAAGCTACGCGAAGGATCATTAGCTGAGTTAATGCATGGTCTAAATGAAGAAGACCAGATTCTGGATCAATATCTTCTTTATCCCAATAGGCCATGAGGTGACGCTGAAGAGAAGAATAAGATCTGCCCCATTCAGTAGTATTAATATCATCACGCCAATTGTTTTCAGAATATTTGGCTGCACCAAAAGCAAATACCTTAGCTGCAGCTTCAATAGCTACTGTAGGTACAAGATGAATTGGTGGTTTGTTATTGTCGTATTTCATTATATAAAGTCTCCGTGTGTATTACATTGATATATTCTATCATGTAATTCTTCAAATGTATACTAAGTTTTTTCTTTTTGTGCTTTTAATGCTGCAAGAATATAACGTCTATGCTGTCTATATTCTAATACTATTTGTGCAAATGTTTTCATGCTAGAAACTCCATTACTGAGTGTGAACTACTTACTTTCTTTTCTAATGCAGCAGGCCTCCATATATCTGGATACATTGGCTTGTCGTCTTTATCCATCATATAATATCCAGAAGCATTTCTTAAGCCTCTGCCTGAGCGATCAAGATTATTTAAAAACCTTACGTAAATACATAAAGTATCTTCATGCGCAACAGCACTTGTACCAAGCTTTTCTGTAAGATCTGCAAGTGCTAAATCGTGATATTCTACTTGACTCATTCCTTTAGGTTTATGAAACATTTGTTCAATTGCTTGTCTTGCGTTATTACCACAATATAAACTAGAATTTGGATCAACGTATTCTGGGTGGTATGTAGCAATATCAGCAATCATTTGAGCATAAGGAAAGTTCCAACGACGAATACCTCTATCTATATTCTTCTGATTAAGTCTATCAGTTAATTCTTTCTGATCTAAAGGAGCACCATTATTCATAGCTAAATTTTCTTTTAGCCATTCAGTTAATTGTTTCATAAGATCTAAACCGAAGCTCGTAATGTGTTCTGGTAAATTCATTCCTTTTATCGGAGTTGGGTTTTGGTTACCAATAGTAGAAAACATTTTTCTATCAGCAGCTTTCCAAACCTTCATTAGATCTGCCATTTCATCTGCAGTTTCTAATAAACCAAAATGAGATACAATAGAATGATGATATCCATGCCAATCCTTGCCGGCATAAAAACCAGAGCCAGTACTACGATGAACATAATAGGCGTAAACATATTCGAGTAAAGACCATTTGTCTGTTACATAATTTTTAACACGTTCTTGTACATCTACTGGTCTTTTCTTAAATACTATTTGGTTTGTTCCATAATTTATATCTTGATTAACATTATTAAAACCTTCGTATGTACGAGACACACAATTATAAGCTGGAATATTTTGCATTAATGGATCATTGATATTTTTATCGGCCTCGGGCCCAAGATAATCGAGATCACCGATTAAACAATTTTCTTCTAACCATTTAGATTTAGGCCAGAAGTAATCTACGTAACAATCATAATTTGGTCTTGTTTCAAGTTGCACGTCTGACTCCTTTATAAGTTATGATTATATATACAACGGGTTTCTTTTCTGTGGTTATAGAAGAATTTAAGTTTCTTAGATCCATCAACTTCTTCTGTCCAATTGTTATCGTAATCTGGATTACAAGGAGCAAGCGTTTCACGTATAGTATCAAAAGGTGCTACACATCTCCAACGTACATCATAAGTATTTTCTGCTACCTTTGAATAACAACCAAATATCACTACATCAACACATTCTGGATATAGCTTACGATTACGTGCCAACTTATTACCCATATAATTAGACATAGTTAACCATTTCATTTCAAAACCTTCAGGCATTTTACCTGGATCTTGTGCATTCTTTACTTCACACCGCATACCATTCCACTCAACATCCCAATTATGTGAGTCTGGTATAGTATGATCAAATTCTGCTGTATTTTTTACTGCACCTTGACGTTCTAATGCGAACTCAAGTATAACACCTGCAGTCGTGTGTGCCATCACTGTTTCAAGAGTGCGGCCTCGTCTTTTTGCAGGGACATCATAAATGTCCTGTGCCATTGTTTTAATGTAAGAAAGCTCGTCATCGTTTAGTTCGATAACGAGCGCTTCAGGTAATTTTAAATTAGATATCATGCTGTGTTATAATGCTTTTTCCAAGCGGAACCAATCGTGCCGAGTCCTGTACCAGAAAGATAAACCTGCCACATAATGCGAGATACTTCAACTGAAGTCGGTGCATTTTGAATGTCCAACTTCAGTTGTTGTAATACTAAAGGTTTAGTCTTTTTACCCAGCATGGAAATTGCTACTTCGCGTGCTTGGTTGATTTCGAGCTTATCAAGTGTTTGGAGTTTTTCTAGATTCATTATACAATTCCTTTGTTTGATGATTCTATTCTAACACGTATAAGCTCAAATGTCAACCTTTTTATCGCGCGTACACGTACACATCTGCATGCGTAGCATAAGCTAATGGAAGAGAACAATCATAACCGCGACGATAACCTTTTACTTTTTCAGAGATATTTGCACGAGGTCCACGACCCTGAAGTTTAACTCGTTGAGGAGCATCAGTGTCATATGCAAGATTACCCATCTTGACTACGAGCTTCAACCCATCAATAGCTGCCTGGTGTTCAGGTGCAACTTTACCGTTAATCATGTTAACAGTAAACTGATAAGCAGTTGATTGTCTTTCTGAATTGAATTGCGTTTTCATAATATTATTTCCTTTGTTAAAGTTGATGTAGTTGTTCTACACTGATTCTGTTAAAGTGTCAACAGTGTTTTGAAACACTTTTAAAGCTTCTTCAAATGAAGCATAAGAGTTACTTGATAAGCCTTCTAGGCTTTTTGGATATTGAACATATTCGTTATCGTATTTTCCGATTTGATAATGTTGCTTTACGCAGTCATCATCTTCGTATATATCGTTTACTAAAGAATAACCTTTATATTCCATTATAAACTCGTCAAAATATGATTTGTGATAAACGTCTTTTATCTGATAAGTGCCTGTCGGTTCCTTATCATTTGCTGTTATCAGTGCTAAAGCATCTTCTATACGAGATGCAATAGCTACTGACTCTCTGCCAATCGATCTAATAATTGTAAACATTATGAGATTATTCCCTGTTCTTTAGCTGCAGCCATAACGATTGGTGTGAAAGCTTCTTCGATCAAATGCTCTACTTGATCCCAATTACCTTTGTTATAATATCCATAAGGTAAAGCTAAGTCACGCTTTTTAACGCCAAGAACTCTGCCGATTTCTGAACCGCGATTACATAGAGCGTTATTGAATACATCATAGACAACGTTCTGAGCTTTACGAAATTTCTCAAGAGCACGATTTTTACGAGGCGATTCAACTTGACCTTCGAATGGGACAAGTTCACCAAGCATATCTACGAGAGGCTTAGTTTCTGAAGTACATCCCCATGATGATTTATTTGGGTTCCACATGATTTTCATTCCTTTTTTATATTATAGAATCAGTATAATATATATTTAAGGTGATGTAAACCCTTTAATCGTAACCTCTATGTGCAACGTAATATAGTTCTTCGTTTAGTACTTCTGCTTCGCGAGCTTTATATGCTTGTTCAAATCCAATCATACCATACTCACTTCTTTCTGTATTATTCCAAAGTCTTTTGAAGTAACTATCATAAAGTTGTTCTACAGTCTTATCACTTTCGGATTTATTAATTAGCTGACCTTTAATTAACCAGTTAAGACGATTGGCTTCTTTACGTACAAACGGTGTGCACATTGTGGGACCTCCTGTAAACTATACAAGAGTATTTATCTAGATAAAGCCAATTTGTCACACCCTGTATGGCGCTAACATGCTATACTGCCTTATTTAAATCTCCGTGATTACCATCGTGATTAGGTGCTTCCCAACCTTCAGGCTTAATAAGATCTGGTAATCCGAAAGGGTTCGGCCTACCTTCTTTAACACCGACATCTTTCGATACATTAGCTTTGTATACACGATCCCATGCTTCGTTTGCATCTACGCCGAATACATCTAATGTACCAATAGCAAATACACACATATCAATTAAACCATCAACTACTTCTTCAGCATCTTTTGCTTCAATAGCATCCATAGTCTCGTCGTATTCTTCTTTAATCATTGACATACGAAATGCAAGATATTTTGCCATCAATTCTTTATTATCTTTATTGGCTTCAAACCAATCGTTGACACCAAACTTTTTATGCATTTGCTCGATGTCATTAAACCATACTTTAGTCATTATATTCTCCATCATTATATAGAGTATTATACTACATTTTTAATAGCTTGTAAATAAGAAAAGGTGTCTTCCCAACTATTTACTTGATATGTACTATTTTCTCCTCCACGATCATGTACAGCTAATGCGATTTCATGATCATTTCCACCCTTATCGCACGTGTCTCCAAAGAAATAGATAATATCTAAAGGATCAAAATCATCAAGAATTTGTGATTTATTATTTCCTTTAGCAGTAATATCTATACCTGTTTCTCCTGCGACTTTAAATTCAAACAACGGAAATTGGTCTTGCAACTTAGCAGCAATATTATTTCTTTCATTAGTATGATTGTCATATGCTACATATTGAATTCGAGTACGATTGCCTATATTTCTTCCTGGAATAGATAAGTTATATAGCCCAGGACGCTCCTCAATGTGTTGTCCATTTTGAACTGGAAATGAGCTATCACTGATAGCTCTATTCAAATAACCCCACATTTCGTCTGGTAACTTTAAAGTAGAAGTACGAATATTCTTACCACGTTCCCATACGTCATTACCGGAACATTGATAGTTACGCTTAGTCATTCCCCAAATGACTTCTCCAACCTGCTCTCGTGTTTTTTGAATATCACTACCTGTTACTAAATATACTTTATTTAAACAACAAAAATCAAAGAAAAACTTTGAAAACTCCTCATCCATTTTACTTCTGCTTGGAGTAAGGGTTCCATCAACATCAAAAATAAAATTAATCATTTATTAAGCTTTCTAGAATGTTTAACACACTTTCACTATCGTCATGAGTACCACGTCTAATAGCTCCCTTGACACAATTTCTAGTAAAGTCCAATGGATATCGCTTGCCTTCTTTATCCATTCCCGTATTGATTAAATATACGTTGCATTTATTATCATTAATTTTACTCATTAGTAAATCACTATAAACATGTATCGGTCTTGGCATAAAAGGTGAGCCATAGCATGGACTAAAGAGTGGCTTGATTTCTGTTGCTCCTTGTTCAGTTCCAGGCATTTGGCTCGTATATCCAGTTTCAAAGAAACGTCGTACAGTCTCACCAGAAATTTTAGATACCGGAGGAAACACGCCTTTTGCATCCATAGTAAGAAAAAAGATATTAGTTGGATGATTAAATTGTTGAGGTTCATGATACGCGTTTTCAACACAAGTGATAGGATAACTTAATCTTGCGTTTGGTACACCTGGATTTTCTACAACTAAGCAATCTTCTGATCTTGCTTTTTCTACTGCATCAAATATAGTCTTATGTGTCTCTGGTGTTAACCCTTCACTCTTTGCATAACAACCAGTTTCTATCATTTCAATTCCATCATGATTCCAAGATACTTCGTCATCACTAATTAATCTATAATCCGGATCGCTACTAAGAGTAGTTTTACCAGTACCACTTAATCCAAACATTAAATTAGTTGTATCATTATATGTAAAGGCACTACAATGCATTGGTAAAATATCATATCTTGGTAGTTCAAAACTAACTATACCAAATATACCTTTTTTGATTTCACCTAAAAATGTTGTTCCAGCAATTAACATAGTTTTAGTATCAAGATTTACATAGATTTTTGGTTCATCGACCTTTAATTCTGTGTTATGCCAAATCGTCCAATCAGAATCATGTGCGCTATGTGGATAAACTTGAGGATCAAACCCATCAGGCAATACATCAAACATATTCTTAACAAATTGCTCATGTCTCGCATCATTAGTAATTATTTTAAATCTGATATTACATGTCTCAAGGCATAAAGGTTCTTTATAAATCAATTGAGATATTAACCTAGGCATCATCAAATCTGCAAGTTGAAGAAAGTCTTCCATCTCTCCAACTTTATAATACTTTGGTCGAGTCTTATCTAAACACTTTGTTTTTTCTCCAAAAAAGTATTTATTTTCTGGGCTTCGTCCTGTTGGACTTGTTGTAATATTAATATTTGTCATCCAAAGAAATCCTCTAA